ATCCAAGTTTCGTTTGAGCAGTGGGAAGCGGAAAAGATTGCGCCTCGATACGCCAAGCGCACTGAAGTGACCGGCAAGGAAGGCGGCCCGATTAAAGTGCAGAAAACCATCGACTTGTCGCATTTGTCCGACGAGGAGTTGGAAGTGCTTGACCTGGCGCTGAACGGCGCTGAGGACGGTGACGGGGACGACGAATGAATAAACTGGCGCTTTTACCCTCTGAGGTCGAGCGTCAACTGTGCGAACGGTCGCTGTCCGCATTCATCCGCAAGGCGTGGCACGTTGTCGAGCCAGGCCAACGCTATCAGCACAATTGGCACATCGACTTCATCTGCGAACACCTTGAAGCCATCTCAAACGGCGTCAAATTGGCCGATGGATCGTATTACAATCGCCTGCTGATCAACATTATCCCAGGCGCCATGAAATCGCTTCTGGTCAACGTCTTTTGGCCTGCGTGGGAGTGGGGGCCGCGAAACATGCCGCATTTGCGATACGTTTGTGCGGCGCACAAAGTCGAGAACCTGTCAGCCCGCGACTCGCGCCGCATGCGTGAATTGATCACGTCTGACTGGTACAAGAACCATTGGGGCGACCGCGTGCAATTGGCGCGCGACCAGAACGAAAAACTGAACTTCGTCAACACGTCGCAGGGTTTCCGCATTGCCACCGCGATCACGTCGCTGACCGGTATTCGTGGCGACCGCGTCATTATCGATGACCCGCACAGCGTCGATTCGGCCGCCTCCGAAGTGCAGCGCGAAACCGAAGTCCAGACCTTCTTGGAAGCGATCCCCAGCCGTTTGAACAACCCAAAGCGGTCGGCAATCGTCGTGATCATGCAGCGGCTGCACGAAGATGACATCAGCGGCATCATCCTCGACAAGAACCTGAATTACGACCACATCATGCTGCCCATGCTCTACGATCCGCTGCGGTCGTTCCCCACCAAGATTGGCGCTGTGGATCCGCGCGAAGAGCCAAATGAACTGTTGTTCCCCGACCGCTTTCCCATTGAGGTGGTCAAGCGCGACCGTGCCGTCATGGGCGAGTTTGCCTTTGCCGGTCAGATGCAGCAGGAGCCTGCGCCACGCGGCGGCGGCATCATCCTGAACGAGTGGTGGCAGACTTGGGAAGACACAAACCATCCGCCTTACGAATACATTTTGGCCAGCCTCGACACGGCTTACACGACCAAAGAAGAGAACGATTACAGCGCCATGACCATTTGGGGCGTCTTTTCGCATGACCCGACGGCGCAGGCCAGCAAGATCCAAGGGGCCGACGGCCGCATCATGCAAATCGAGCGAACTTACGGCGAATTGATGCCAAAAGTCATGCTGATCGACGCTTGGCAGGAAAAGCTTCCGATCCACGATCTGGTCAATCGGGTGGCGGAAACGGCGAAACAATGGAAAGTTGACAAGCTTTTGATTGAGGCGAAAGCGTCGGGGATCTCGGTCGATCAGGAATTGCGCCGCCTGTACAGTCACGAATTGTGGGCGGTGCAGTTGTCGAACCCGAAACGCCTCGATAAGACGGCGCGCCTGCATTCTGTCGCGCATTTGTTTGCCGAGGGCATGATCTATGCGCCCGACCGCGCTTATTCCCAGATGGTGATCCGGCAGGTTTCGACCTTTCCAAAGGGCAAGAACGACGATCTGGTCGATACGGTTAGCCAAGCCCTGCGTCACCTGCGCGAGTTGGGCATGCTGACACGCGGCGACGAGCGGTTGGCGGAGATTGATGCGATGAAACAATACCATGGCGGCTCTCCCGCGCCGCTTTATCCGGTCTGAGGGCGGGCTATGCGAAACATTCGAACTCTGTTAAGTGTCGCCGCCGATTGGGCGCTCCTGCGCCAAATGTGAGGGTTTACGATGCCATTAGTGCCTGGTCTTTCTCCGTCCATCCGCCAAGTGGCGCCCGATGAGCCGGACGCCCCGTCGCCCATGGACATCATTGTCGAGATGGCAGGCGAAGGCGAAGACGCGCCCGAAGTCAATTCAAACGGCGAAATTCTCAAGATCGAGCACGGCGACGGATCGGTGTCGATCAGCTTGAATGGCCGCCCGCTCGGATCCACCGGCGAGGCGAAGAAGCCGACCGGTTGGTTTGACAATCTGGTTGACGACATCGACGAGATGGAGTTAAGCCGGATCTCGGCCGAACTGCTGAAGGACGTCGAGGCGGACATCGAAAGCCGCAAGGAGTGGGTCGAGGACCGCGCTCAGGGCATTAAGTTGTTGGGATTAAAGATAGAAATCCCGAACCTTGCTGGTGCGACTGATGGTGCGCCGGTCGAAGGCATGAGCCGCGTTCGGCATCCGCTGCTGCTTGAGGCCGTGCTGCGGTTCCAAGCAAACGCGCGGTCTGAATTGCTGCCGACCGACGGGCCGGTCAAGATCCGCGACGACACAAACAACGGAAATCTTCAAGAAGATCAATTGGCTAACGCCCTTGAACGTGACTTAAACCACTTCCTGACGTGCGTTGCGTCTGAGTATTATCCTGACACCGACCGCATGCTATTGATGCTTGGCTTCGGCGGCACGGCGTTCAAGAAGGGTTATTTTTGTCCGTTACGAAATCGTCCGGTTCTTGAGTCGGTCGATGCAGATGATTTGATCGTCAACAATTCCGCGACCGATTTGGCCAATGCGAAGCGCATTACCCATCGCGTGCTGATGAAGCCATCGACGGTCAAGCGCCTGCAGATCCTTGGCGTCTACCGCGACGTCGATCTCAGTCAGGCTAAGGAGCGCGAGTTGGACGCAGTGCAGCGTGCTAAAAATAGCCAGCAAGGCATTTCCGACGAGTCGAAGAACCCTGAGAACCGTGACCGCGAAATCTATGAAATCTATTGCGAATTGGACATTCGTGGCTTTGAGCATAAGTACAAGGGCAAGGAGAGCGGCCTTGAAATCCCGTACCGCGTCACGATTGACGTGAGTTCGAAACAAATCCTGTCCATTGTCCGCAATTACGACGAAGACGATCAGGAATTGCCTGAGGCGAGAGTTAATTTTGTCAAGTATACTTTTGTGCCTGGAATGGGTTTTTATGATATTGGTCTGCTGCATATCCTCGGTAATACGACTAATGCGATCACTGCGGCGTGGCGCGAACTCTTAGACGCGGGGATGTATTCCAACTTTCCTGGCTTTTTGATGGCTGACACCGGCGCGCGCCAAAACACCAATATCTTCCGCGTACCGCCAGGAGGTGGCGCATTGGTCAAGACCGGCGGCATGCCGCTGCGCGACGCGATCATGGATTTGCCATACAAGCCTCCTTCTGCCGCGTTGATGCAGTTGGTCGAGAACATTGCCACGACGGGCATGCGGATCGGCGGCACGTCTGAACAGCAGGTGGGTGAGGGCCGCGCCGACGCGCCGGTTGGCACTACGCTGGCCATGATCGAGCAGGCTGCCAAGGTGCTGAATGCGGTGCACAAGCGCATGCATGCGGCGCAAGCCGAAGAGTTTAAGATGCTGGTGCGGTTGTTTAAAGAAAATCCTGAATCGTTCTGGCAGCGTAACAGAAAGCCTGCAATGCAGTGGGACGAACAGACGTTCCTGCAGGCGCTTGAGGATTGCGATCTGGTGCCGCAGGCGGATCCGAACACCGCGTCGCACGGCCAGCGCGTGATGAAGATCATGGCATTGAAGCAGTTGCAGCAGCAGAACCCGTCAATGTATGACCCGATTGCGATTGATACGGCCGCATTGCAGGCCATTGGTTGGTCGAACCCGCAGCAGTTCTTGGCACCTCCGCAGGCTCAGGCTTCGCCTCCGCCAGAATTGCAGGAAAAGATGGCCAAGATCAAAGTCGCACAGCAGGACGCCGACACGCGGCGCATGGTGGCGCAGGCAAAGGTTGCAGAAACACAGCAGGGCGGCGCCAACGCCGGAAAACCTGCAAATCCTATGGAGGCACTCAACTTGCAGGTCAAACAGCAAGAAGTGCAGCAAAAGGCGCAAGACGCCTTGCTTGACGCGGAGAACCGCAAGCGTGACCGCGAAAGCCGCGAACGGTTGGCGGCCATTCGGTTGGCGGAGGATATGGCTAAGAATCCTGCCGGTATTCCGATTGTGAACAGCATTATTGAACCAGGCTTGTTGCAGCGCCTTGAGGCGAATGAGCCATCGCTTGACACCACCACGCAAGGGCCGACGCAATGATGCACGACCATGAGAAGATGATTCGCCATGCCATGATCATTGCAAAGCATTTGGCGTCTGGCGGTCACGTTCATCTGATGCACCGCAAGCATTTTGAGGGCGGTGGCGATAGCGGTGGTGGCGATAGCAGCACGACAACGACGCCTGAACCAGCGCCTGCTGCCCCTCCCGCGCCGGAGGCATTGGATCCTGTCAAGATGAAGGGTGAACCGCTTGATTGGGCGCACTTGAATTTGCCTTCAAGTTTTACGCAGGGATTTGTTCCAACGGCATTCCAGAACGTCGCGCGGCCTCCGTCAATGACGGGCACCGGTTCTTCCGGCAACCGTTCGACAAATCCGTCGTTTGACCCGATGTCTTTTGCCATGCCTCCGCAAGCAGCGTTGGCGCAGCCGCCGAAAGTGTTTTCGCGTGGCGGGTATGCAACTGATGGGGCAGTGTCCCCCATGGGCGACACTTATTTTTCAAATGATTCGACCGCACAAACCCCAGATGACGATTATAACTATGTTCTCAATAGGTTAAATAACCCACCTAAACCTGAAGAGCAGCCATATCAATTCCTGCCTTCACCATCTTCCGTGGACACAATCCGTCCTTCGGACCCGCGTGGGCCTCTTGATTACACCAACAATGCTGCAATGCGGCATGCAAACCGATTGATCGATCCAGAGACTAACCCTGTCGGCAATCGCCGCATTCGCGAAGCATTGGAAACGGCATACAGCCTTCCCGCCGAATTAAGCGGTGCTGCGCCTGCATATCGTGCCGGTGCGGCCATCGGTCGCAGCGACCTTGGTGAAGCGGCTCTGGAAGGCACTGGTGCCGTTTTGAGCGCGTTCCCTGGTGCGCCTAAATTGGCTATGGCTATGGTCCCAGCGGCAAAAGGTGCTGCTAAGGTGGCCACTTCTGCAGCAAGCCCTATTGTGCGCGAAGCGGAAACCGTTTTGAAGAATGCCCAATTGCCAAACCTCCGCACCATGCCGATCCAAGACGCCTTGGCCATTGCGCGTGAAGAGCCGCACTTGATCCCGTCCGCTAAAGGTGAAGAGTCAGCCTATGTTGGCGGCCCGCGCAATGTAAAATCAAAAGAAGATCTTGAAGCCGTTCGCAACCGGTATGATGCTAATGTGGCGCAAGATCCTCGTGGTTGGGATTGGTATGACCGGTATCGTGCTGATGTGAACCAAGTCACCGGCGGCAACCCATTGCACAATGAATGGATGGCAAACCAAGAAGGCCAATGGTCTGCTGGTGTTGACCCAGGCTCTGAATTTGGGTTTTCAATTAAAGAAAATAATGGCGCATTGACTGGTTTTCCCGTCAAATCTGCTCGTCCAGCACAGCATGAAGCGCACATGCGCGCCATTGCTGCCAATGACCCAAGCCTATACCAATTGGGCGAAAAAACCGGTGAATATGCCGAAAAAATCAATCCAGACAAAAACTTGATGCCTACGGCAACCGGTGTGAATGATTTCCGACATGCTCGTGAATTAGGGTATACGGAGGCCAATGGCGAACCACAACGCGGTGCATTGGGTTCAACCCGACACACTTTTGCCGATTATGAAACGGCATTGGCTGTTGACCGCGCCAATAAAACTCAATTGGGCGGCAGAACCGATTGGACTGGCGAACAAATGCAGGCAGCCCCATGGGTGCGCCAAAAAGCCAATGACATTTTGGACCAGCGTCCTAACATGATTGCTGGATACATTAAGCAAGGCATGACGCCAGAAGCGGCTCGTGCGGCTGCTTATGAAGATGCTTTTAAATTGGCAAACAGAACAATTGGCGATTTCTTTGATAAACATACTGCATTTGCCACGCATGAGGCATTTCCTGGTGCCGATACGGGCCATATGCCTCAATCCGTTGGTGCTTCTCAAGCATTGCGCGATCTTTATTCAATCGATCCGCGCAGCACTTGGGCAACGGCTCCTAATGGCCGCGATGCCATTTATTCTGGTCTTCAGTTGGGCGATACAGGCGTTGCAGCCCGCGTCAGGCCCACCACTGAAATGACCGGCATGTATACGCCTCCAAGTGGCATTACCGAACAAAATATGGGCGAAGTTGCACGCCCATTGGTTGGCATTAATACAGATAAACTTGGTACAAAATCGTTGCCGGAGGGCGACCGTGCAATGCTTACAGCCGGTGAAACATTGCGTGCGGCAATAGACGCGCAAAATGCTGGCGCGGCCCATGTTAATTTTGTTGGTGGGCGTCCTGAAAGCAGCAATAGCTTCTTCCTGCCAATGAACCGGAAAGCCACGCCTGAAGAAATTTTGGCTGTTCAGCAAGCCGGTGCTAAAAACGGGTTAACTGATGTGGTTGACACTGGTCAGGGATTAACATCGACACGGTTTTATCCGCCTCCTCCCATATTGGGCAAAGATTACACAAACCCAATTGGCCCCACAATGAGTGGGCTGCCCATGGAGTCTAACGTCACGCAAAAAGCTAAAGATGTTGCCCGCGAAATTATGGCTGCCGCTCCGCAGGCGGATATTGCTATGCGGACAACCGTCGATTCTGTTTATGCCGATTTGGTTGACAAATGGCAGCAGGGCATTGGCTCCGGCGCGGTGACCAGAGAAGTGCTCGACAAAATCAACGTCACGCCTGAAATGCGCCAAATCTTCGACACGAACCCTTATATTGCCCAAAATGCGCTTGATCGCGTTGCGCGTGATGAGGCATTTGCCAGTCAGATGGGCGCAACTCGCCAAGACATCCAAAACTTCCGCCGGATTATTGGCGATGGGCCTGGTTGGGTTGGTCGCCTTGAAGAGGGTCTGAAGAATGGGGCTGTGCTGCCTGCTCTGGCGGCTGTTGTCCTTGGTGCGACTGGCCGTAGCCTTTCTGACGAGCAACAGTGAGCGGACCATGACCAATGCGCCGGTAAAAATCTGCTTCTTCGGCCTTGGTGTAAGGGGGCTTATGAACCTTTTGCCCCAAGGGCGTGACGAACCACAATACCATCTGATTTTCTCCAATAAAATTTTTAATGCCACAACAGGCATTATGACCGGTTTTGACAAATTGTCAAACGCAATCTCGGCAGGTGCCAAGATCAAGCGGGACGCCGCTTGTAAAATCCTAGCTAGGAGTAAAAACGATGTCTGAAACTGCAAAGGCTGCACGCAAAGCCGCCGCAAGCAAACTGAAGAAGTTGGTCAGCGCAGACCCAAGCGGCGCGCCTGTTGACGCTTCTGATTACAGCCCACCCGAACCGCTTGGCGCAACAAGCCAGACGGGCATGCGCCCTGTCAGCAAGCGCCAATTTAAGCGCGGCGGCAAAGTCATCGGCCACGTTCACGGTGATAAAGCGCATCACCACGCCGGTCGCAAGCCCCGCAAAGCTGGCGGCAGTGCCATGCCTCCCGTTGACCGGTTAGTCAACCGCGACATGAAGAAGGCAAACGAATACCGTGACGGCACAAAGCACGTTGGCGGCATGAAGCGCGGCGGTCGCACCCACAAAGACATGGGCGGCGGCATGATGAACCCGCAGGCAGCGGCAGCCGGAGCCATGCAGGATCCGCGCATGATTGCAGCCGCACGCATGGCGGCATCCAATCGCGCCAATGTTCCGCAGGCAATGTTGCAGTCAATGCCAACTACGTCAAAAATTTCTCGTGGCGCTGGTCTTAAAAAAGGTGGTACTGCGTCTCATCCTGACGTGGCCGAGGACAAAAAGCTGATCAAGTCCATGGTCAAGGGCGCCGCGTTGAAGTGTGACGGCGGTGCAACGTCCAAAGTGACCGGCACACGTCCGACCGGCGGGCGCATTGCACGCAAGTCTGGCGGCGCGGCAGGCAAGGGCAAGATGAACGTCAACGTCATCATTGCAGGGCACGGCCAGCAGCCGCAGGGCGGTATGCCGCAGGCTGGCATGCCTCCTCGTGGACCTGGCGCTGTTCCTGTTCCGATGCCTCCGCAGGGCGGCGCTCCCATGGGCGGAATGCCGATGCCGATGCCTGTTTCGATGCCTATGCCTCCGCAGGGAATGCCTCCGCAAGGCATGCCTCCGCAAATGGGCCGCAAGGCTGGTGGCCGCGTGTATCGTTCCTATAAAGACATGGATGCGGGTGCTGGCAGCGGTGAAGGCCGTTTGGAAAAAGCGGAGATCCAGAAGCATCGATAAGTTTTGTTGGGTGCCTCCTGTACCAACAAAAACGGCGACCGGCAGTTTCCCCCTCTCCCCTGCCGGTCGCTTGTTAAATCTTAAAGAGGGGAAAATTGAGAGGGAAAAATGCAAACTTACTCTGACTACTACGAAAAATTGTTGCGAGACATGATCCAAGACGCCATCGACAGGTTAGCAGGAAACTTGTCGAACGGTTACGGCATCAACGATTTTGCTCAATACAAACAACAGGTTGGTCAAATCATCGGGCTTCGTGCGGCACTGGAAATGTGCAACGAGGCGCGTGAGGATGCCAATAAAGCAATGCGTTAAAAGAGGGGAACTACAATGGCTATTGTTATGAAACATGCGGTTGATCCGCGCGAAGTGATCATGAAAAACGTCGGCGACTTGTCGTCGGTCGAAATTTTCAACAATCAAATCCTTGTCGCTATTTATATCCGCCCAGAAAAAACTTCTGGCGGGGTTTTATTACCAAACCAGACACGCGACGAGGACAAGTGGCAAGGCAAAATGGGCCTTGTTCTGAAGAAGGGGCCGTCAGCATTTGTTGACGAGTCACAAAATTGGTTCAACGGCGTCGATGTTGCCGTTGGTGATTGGGTTTTCTTCCGCCCTTCAGACGGTTGGGGACTCGAAGTCAATGGCGTGTTGTGCCGGTTGCTTGATGACACTGTCATCCGTGGCCGGACACCTGGTCCAGATATGATTTGGTAAGGATATAAATTATGGCGAAAAAATCAGAACAATTGGAAATTGAATTAGATCCGGTCGAGACTAAAGTTGAAGAGCCGGAAATTGAAATTGTCGAGGCGGAGCCGGAGGCAAAAGGCAGCAATGTTCTTTTGCCAGAAGACGGCATCAAGGAGTTGCAGGCAAAGCTTGAAAGCGAGCGTCAGGCCCGCATTTTGGCAGAAAAACGTGCTCAGGAGGCTTCCGAGCGCGAATTTAAAGCCAAGACCGAGACTGAAGACACGCAAATCCATCTCATTAAAAACGCGATGGACACGGTCAAGCGCAACAATGACTTGTTGAAGGCGCAGTACCGTGACGCGATGGCTGTGGGTGACTATGACTCGGCAGCCAACATTCAGGACGCCCTATCGGCCAACCACGTCAAGTTGTCTCAGCTTGAGGCTGGCCATAAAGCCATGCAGGACCGCCCGAAACAGGCAGCGCCTCAGCCGCAGTATTCGGATCACATTGAGGCTTTGGCGTCTCAAGTGACTGAGCCGTCGGCGCAGTGGCTGCGTGCCAATCGTGACCGTTTGGGCAATCAAAGGGTTATCGACAAAATGTTTCGCGCGCATGCGGACGCTTTGGACGATGGCGTGATTCCCGACAGCCGTGAGTATTTCGATTACATCGAAAGCCGTTTGGGTTTTAAACAGTACCAACCGGCGCCAGAAGTTGACGCCATGGCAGACGCGGCAAAGGTTACGCAGCGTCGGTCGTCACCGCCCGCAGCGCCTGTGTCGCGTAGCGGTAATGGCACTGGATCCACGCCAAATGTCGTGCGTTTGACCGCTGCAGAGCGGGAAATGGCGCAAATGATGGGTATGACCGACAAGGAATACGCCCTGAACAAAGTCGCGTTGCAACGCGAAGGCAAACTTAATTAAGGATATTGATTATGGAAAATACTACACCTAAAGGGCTTGCAGCCCGCGTAAAAACTTCACGCTTTGCAAAGAAGCCTGCAGTTACTTTAGACACCGACTTGGAGCAGGCCATGGCCTCCACTGAGGCGGCTCCGTCCCGTCAATCGTTACGCCCTGACCTGCGGGAGGAAAGCCCGCTGGAACGTGCGAAACGCCGTGCGGCCGAAATTAAAGGCCACCTTGGCAGCGACCTTGATGACGGCGTCGATGAGTTTTACATTCCCCTCGACATTATCCCACCAGGCTGGGATTACGAGTGGAAGCGTAAATTGTTGGTTGGTCAGGAAGATCCGGCATATCAAGTGGCGCTTGCCCGTCAGGGTTGGGAGCCTGTGCCTGCCTCTCGCCACCGGTTTATGATGCCGGAGGGGCACTACAACACCATCGAGCGCAAGGGCATGATCCTGATGGAGCGTCCGCTGGAGATCACGGAACAGCACCGCGCCATTGAACGGCGCAAGGCTGCACTTCAGGTCCGCCAGAAGGAACAGCAGTTGGCCGGAGCGCCTGAGGGGCAATTTGGGCGTGACGATCCGCGTGTTCAGCCAAAGATCAAAAAGAACTTTGAGCCGATCCCATTTGACGAATAAGGACAGGGGGCATTTGCCCCCTTTTCTTTTTAAAAATTAGTGTTATGATGTCGTCTGCTCCCCCCGGCGTGGGAGTTAACCTTGTCCCGATCATAGTCGCCCCGGTGTGCGATGATGGATCTTTCCCGTAAAAAGGAGAACCCGTCATGGCGAACACCAATACGCCTTTCGGTTTTTCGCAGACTCGTGGAACTGGCTCGGCTCCGACTTATGAACAAGTCCCAGCCCTGATTGCTTCCAACAACGGTACTGCGATTTTCTTTGGCGACCCCGTCGTCCAATTGTCTTCTGGCTACATTGCACAGGCTTCCAGCAACTCTGCCGCTAACGGCGTTGGTGGTATCTTTGTGGGCTGCCAGTATCTTTCCACTTCTCAGAAGCGCACTGTTTGGTCAAACTATTGGCCTGGCTCAGACGCCAACGGTGACGTAACTGCTTACATCATCAACGATCCGAATGCTCAGTTCCTCGTCCAAGCCGGTGGTTCGACCACTGCAATCGGCGTGGCTGACATCGGTGCAAACATCGGCTTTGGTATTGGCACTGGCAACACTGCAAGCGGCATTTCTGGCGCTTATGCAGACCAGACCACCATCAATACCACGAACACCCTTCCCTTCCGCATTGTTGGTATTGTGGCAACGCCTCCTGGCGCGCCTGGTACCGACATCACCACTGGCTATAACCGCGTGATTGTTGCGTTTAACAACGTAGCGACCAAGCAGTTGACCGGCATCTAAGGAGTAAAGTGTCATGGCTGTTAATTTAAGTGCCATTAAAGACCTTCTGCTCCCAGGCTTGCGTGGGATCGAAGGCAAGTACGAGATGATTCCATCTCAGTACGACAAAATTTTCACCAAACACGATTCAAAGCTTGCTTTGGAACGTACCGCTGAAATGCGCTTCTTGGGCCTTGCCCAGTTGAAGACTGAAGGCGGCCAGACATCGTTCGATAACGGTGCCGGTGAGCGTTACATCTACAACCAAGAACACGTTGAAATTGGTTTGGGTTACGCAATCACCCGTAAGGCTATCGACGACAACCTCTACAAGACCCAGTTCCATCCTTCGAACTTGGGCCTGATCGAAGCCTTCCAGCAGACCAAAGAATTTTACGGTGCCAACGTGTTGAACACGGCGACAACGTACAATGGTTCTATCGGTGGTGACGGTGTTGCTCTTTGCTCCACCTCGCATCCTATCGATGGTGGTACTGTTGCCAACACGCCAACCACACAGGTTGATCTGAACGAAGCCACCTTGCTGAATGCAATGATCGCAATCCGCACGAACTTCAAAGATCAGGCAGGCCTGAAAGTGTTTGCTCGTGGTCGTAAACTGATCGTTCCGCCTCAGTTGGAGCCTGTTGCAATCCGTCTGACGAAGACAGAATTGCGCCCAGGCACTGCAGATAATGACGTCAATGCTATATTTACCACGGCCGGCGGCTTGTCCGAAGGCTATATGGTCAACGACTTCTTGACATCTGCTTATGCTTGGTTCCTGCTCACGAACATCGATGGTCTCTCCTACATGGAGCGCATCAAGTTCGAATCCGATATGCAAGTCGATTTTGTCACTGATAACTTGCTTGTCAAAGGTTATGAGCGTTACAGCTTCGGCTACTACAACTGGCGTTCGATTTACGGTTCATTCCCAACCTCGTAAGGAGAAGGCGACATGGCCGATACAGTATTTTCTGGTCCACTTATTGTTTTTGGGCAAAACCCAAATCAACCAGCGGACTACAACCCTGATCTTGGCTCCTCGCTATTTTATGCGGGGGGCGGCATCCTTGATCCGCGTGGTCCTTTCACCTATTACCCTGGTGAATCGCAATCATCGCCGGATTTTGGGTGGTATGGTTTCAGCGACATTGTTTCTTTCAGTGGCGTCCCATACACCAATTCGACGGCTGCAATTGTTGCATCCGCAAACCCAACAAGTGCAACTCTTGCTCTTGTGACAACCAACTCTGCGACCACTGGCGTCTATTATTCTTCGGTGTTTACCCGTTCGGATACTGGCGTAACTGATACGGTCTTGGCACTTGATGCTTATGCTTCAGTCACCGCTTCGGCTTCGAACGGCGTCCTGACAGTTACGGCAAACAGTGGCATGCCTATTGGTCCTGGCATGGTTCTTTTGTCGTCTTCGACAACAGTGACAGGCGGAACCCTTGGTGCATCTTCAGGCGTTTATATTGGCTCCCAATTGACAACGACTGGTACTGCAACAACGGTTGGGGTCGGACAAACTGGTACATACCAACTTAACCAGAATATCACGTTTGCATCTGGTACGGTCACTTTGGCCTATCCTAACGTGCAACAGTGCGCCATTCCAACAAACATTCAGACACCTTCTGTTTGGTTGTGGAACCCTCTGGCTTTTGTTGGTCGCGCCGTCAGCATTACTGCTGCAACTGGTGCTACTTATGCAACCGCAACGGTTAACGGATATGATGTCTACGGATATCCTATGTCGGAAGCCATTACGATCACTGCAAATAGCACGGTCAACGGCAAAAAAGCGTTTAAGTATATTAAGTCTGTGGTGCTTTCGGGCGGCACGGCTGATACCACTCACGCTTATTCTGTCGGAACAACGGCAATTGTTGGTCTCCCTGTTCGTGCAGACAGTGCGGCTGAAATTGTTGTGAACTCTGGTGCTTCTCAGGTTGCTTTGACTGCAAACACTGCGTTTGCTGCCAACGGCTTTGTGCCAGCCGACCGTACCACACCGTCCGCTACAACGGGCGATGTCCGTGGCACTATTGATCTTGCGAACGCTTCGGGGATCAATTTGACGCCTTCTACTGGCACAAACAAATATGTTCTGCGCCAGATTCCTCAAGCCGCCAATGTCCAGTCAGCCACTGGTCTGTTTGGCCTCACCCAGTACTACAACTTCTAAGGAGTGAGCCATGAAGGGTCACAAAGCACACCACCATCATCATGGTCGCGCTCATGAGCACGATCATCATGCCCACGAAGAAGAAACCCACAAGAAGGTGAAGCATCACTCGATGCGCCATCACCGGAAAGCGGGTGGCAAGGTTGAGTCCGCTATGCACGGCGTGAACGAAGCCGAAATGGACCTCAAGTCCCGTCCAAAGCATTACAACAACAGCAATGTTGAGGGCGAGGCTGAAGCCACACATGAGCGCAAGCACGGTGGCCGCGCCAAGAAGGCAAAGCACCATGCAGCACACGTCAAGCACGTTGGTCATGTGCATGGCGAGCATGCCAAACATCACGCTGGCCGCAAGCCGCGTAAGTCTGGCGGTCGCGCTTCTTCTGACATGAACCCATTCACTTCTGCCCGTCATGGCACCCCTCCCAAGGGCCATAAGGTAGAAGTCGAGACCATGGGTTAATCGACTTATGTAGGGCGGGAGGCCTAAAGCCCCCGCCTTATTACCATAGGAGGATGTCATGACAGCAGCTTGGACACGCAAAGAAGGCAAAAATCCTTCTGGTGGTTTGAATGCAAAGGGCCGGGCTTCGGCTCGTGCTGAAGGGCATCATCTGAAAGCACCTACCAAGGACGCAAGCAATTCGCGCCACAAATCATTTTGCGAACGCATGACGGGGATGAAGCGCAAGCTTACCGGTGCTGCCGCTGCCGCTGATCCTGATAGCAGGATCAACAAATCTCTCAGAAAATGGGGCTGCCACTGATGGAAAAGCCATTCTGGGATAAAAAATTGCCGAAAGACCATGAGGTAAAGCATTTGGCCAAGAAGCAGATTCAATCCGCAAAAGCCCGCGCTCGTGCCGCTGGTAGGCCTTTCCCAAATCTCGTCGATAATGCCGCAGTAGCGAAAAAGGGTAAATAAAATGGCTTCGATTTCACAAACCGGCGTCAATTGGCCGTCAATTACACAAAATGGTAAATATGAACAGTTTGAGCTTCAGGTGGCTCGCGGCCAAATTACAAACCATTCTGTCGTCAGCATTTTTGGGTATCAGGGCGTAATTCCCACGTCTGGATTTATCCCGCTTTGGGAAAATGCTGCCGCCTATGTTTACCCGACAAGCGCCCTTACAATGACTTACGCCAGCACTCAGTCTGAAACATTGACGATGCTGGTGACGGGCCTTGACATCAATTACAATGTGATCACTGATACTGTCACTTTTGCTGGCAGCACCAGCGGCACAGCCACAAACAACACACCATTTTTCCGCATCAATAGCATGGTTTTGACCAGTGTTGGCACGGCAGGCACTTCAAACGCCGGTGCAATTACAGCGGTCAATGGCGGAACGACTTACGCCAAAATTGCAGTTGGCGTGGGCCGCACACAAACGTCAATTTATACCGTTCCAAATGGTTACACGTTTTATTTAAAGCGTACTCAGGGCTTTACCAATATGTCATATGCCGCAACTTCAACCGGCATTTATCGCACATGGCAGGTAAATGCCGCTGGCGTCAATTCTTTGATAACTCAACGCCCGTTTGTTGCAAACTTTTTGGTTGAGCGTTGGTATCCTAATACTTATGCCCAAAAAACTGACATTCAGTGGCAAATGCAGGCCGTTACATCAAGTTTTGCCGCTGGTTTTACTGCTGAAGGCGTTTTGATTGCTAACGATACCGCCACGACTTTCTAATTGGAGGTTTCAGCATGAGTACCTCTGGTACATACAATTTTTCGCCAAGCCTCGGCGAACTTACCTTGTTCGCCTATAATCTTTGCGGCATTCGTAGCACAGCCATCACGCAAGAGCACATGGAAAGCGCAAGAATGGCTGCCAACATGCTATTGGCGCGTTTTAGTAACCAAGGTGTAAACCTCTGGGCCGTTGACCTTGTGACGGTTCCGTTGGTGCAGGGGCAGACAAGTTATGCCGTTGACGCCAATACAGTCGTCATTTTGGACGCTTACATTGAGACGACAGGCGGTTCACAGCCAATTGATCGCATTATTTTGCCTGTTTCGCGCACAGAATATGCGTCATATCCCAATAAAACGCAGCAAGGGTTCCCAACGGTCTTTTGGTTTGACCGTTTGTTGTCCCCAACTGTCACTTTGTGGCCTGTTCCGGACGGAAATGAGCCATATTTGAAGTATTATCGTGTTCGGCAAATACAAGATTCCAACTTTACAAACGGTCAAACCGTCGAAATTCCGTATTTGTGGATGGAAGCTTTTGCTGACGGGCTTGCTTATCGGTTGTCAAAGATTTGGGCGCCACCTTTATCCGCTGGATTAAAGGTTGATGCCAATGAGTCATACACAATTGCCGCAGAACAGAACGTAGAAAGTGCTTCGCAATACATTTCGCCGCAGATTTCCGGCTATTATAGGTAAAACCCATGGCTTATGCGTCCAAAGCAGGCAGAGCCAGAATAAGCGCAACAAACCCGCAGGCTTTAGCCATTTGCGACCGTTGCGGACTGACCTACAATCACGTCGATTTGCAGTGGCAGTTTGATTATGCGGGCGCTGGCTTGATCAACAAGCGCATTTTGGTGTGTCGCCCATGTTATGACACGCCGCAAGAGCAATTGCGTGCCATTGTTTTACCTGCGGATCCGACGCCGATCAACAATGCGCGCGTTCAAGATTGGGTTGCGGCTGAAACAAACTTCCAAACGATCTCCGCGCCGACTGTTTATGATCCCGTGACAGGCATTCCAATACCATCGACGACTATTTTGACGACAGAAGACGGCCAGCCATTGACGACGACGCCCTACGGGCGTCCTGTCGGCCTTGATCAGAATGCCGTCATGCCATTAAATGGCAACGTAAAGTATGGCGTAAAGCTTAATCCTTTGTCCGTGACGGCAGTTGGGTCAGATCAGATCAGTGTGACGTTTTCTTCAGTTCACAATCTCAATACAAATGACCAAATTTCCGTTGAAGGCCTTGCAAATAATCTTGCCGATGGATTTTATAGTATAACAGTCACAACAGCGACGGCATTCACTTATCAGACATATAGTGCTATACCTGCAGGGGCGCTCCTGCAGGGCACGACAAACATGGTCACAGCCATTGTTGGTCTGCCTTATGGGTACACTAAAATTCCTCAAGTGGGGCCGTGACATGGCGTATCAAACTATTACCGGACTGCCTTTAGCCACAAGCCTCAACGGCACTGAACAGCTTGAGGCAGTGCAATCGGGCACGTCAGTTCGCGTTACGGCGCGACAAATCGCCAACTTGGCCACGTCTGGCGGCACAATTACGTCAATCACAGCACAGTCGCCCTTGTCTGGTGGCACAATCACGTCAACCGGCACGATTGGGTTGACATCTGGCGGCGTCACCAATGCTTATTTGGCCAATATGGCCGCCTTTACCATCAAGGGGAACAACACGGCCGGTTCTGCGGCTCCGCAAGACCTGACAGGGGCTCAGGCACTGTCTTTGATGGGCGGCGCTCCGTTGGCTTCGCCTGCCTTTACCGGCACGCCCACAGCTCCGACGCCTTTGTCGTCCGATAACAGCACCACGCTTGCCACAACGGCCTTCGTTAAGGCCCAAAGCTACGGCGGTGGCACTGTAACGTCAATTACGGCGGGTGCTGGCCTGTCTGGCGGCACGATTACGACGTCTGGGACAATTTCATTACCGACAACGGGTGTTTCGGCCGGATCCTATGGGTCTGCAGGCCAGTCGGTGCAATTGACGGTCGATGCTTATGGTCGTTTGACGTCCGCCACGAGCGTAAACATAACGCCAAATGACATTGGCGCGGCCAATAACTCGCTTATTTTGACTGCGGGCACTGGATTGACGGGTGGCGGCAACTTGACCGCCAATCGCACGTTTGCATTGGCTCCGATCAGTTCTGGCCTGATCATGGCCAACACTGCTGGCACATCGCAAGCGCCTGCCGGAACGACTTTGTCGGCCATTTTGGATTATGACATTGGATCCACGCAGGGTCAGATCATTTATCGCAGCGCATCTTCTTGGACTGTTTTGAACCCAGGCTCGTCTGGTCAACTCCTGCAAACTGGCGGTGCTGGTGCCAATCCATCGTGGGTAACTCGTCCTAGTGCAGGTACTGTTACGAGCATTGATGTTTCTGGTGGTACAACTGGTCTGTCGTTTTCTGGTGGACCAATTACAACCTCCGGCACAATTACAATGGCTGGAACATTAGGAACGGGCTATGGTGGAACGGGTCTCACAAGTTTTACAAATGGCGGCGCTGTTTACGCTTCTTCTACTTCTGCGTTAACAACAGGAACAC